TGTTATAAATATTAGCGATATGGCAAACTATGACGCTTCAAGCACAAACAAAAGTAAAAAGGCAGTAAGGACTTATAAAGACCTTGACCTTGATTTTACACGACATCCTGTAACAAATGATGTTGTAAAAATCGAAGATGTAAATGCTGTTAAAAGAAGTGTTAGAAATTTAGTTAACACACAATTTTATGAAAGGCCTTTTCATCCTGAATTAGGTTGTGGTGTAAGAGATTTACTATTTGAAAACTTTACACCTATGACAGGCATATTCATAAGAAGAAAGATTGAGGAGGTTTTGGTGAATTATGAACCAAGAGCAAATATATCCTCAATTGCAGTAAATGAACAACAAGACAGAAACGGAATAAATGTAGAAGTAAACTTTTATGTTTTAAACTTGCCAAATCCAGTTTCAGTTACAACAACACTACAAAGAATTAGGTAAATAAATGGCTTCAAATAAATTAACAGTATCAGAATTAGATTTTGATAATATAAAAACTAATTTAAAATCTTTCATGCAAGGCCAATCCGAATTTCAGGATTATGATTTTGAAGGTTCTGGTTTTGCCGTTCTTTTAGATGTTCTAGCTTACAATACACACTATCTAGGTTTCAATGCTAACATGTTAGCAAATGAGATGTACCTAGACTCAGCAGACATAAGAAAAAATATTGTATCATTAGCAAAAATGATTGGTTATACGCCAACATCATGTAGAGCTTCAAACGCAGAGTTAACTGTAAAAGTTAATAATGTTCCAAACACTACAACATCACTTACAATGGATAAAGGAACAGTTTTCACAACTTCGGTTGATGGACAATCTTATCAATTTGTAACAAATCAATCTTATACAGTTCAACCTAATTCTGGTGTTTATCAGTTTGCAGGCGTAAAAATTTATGAAGGCACATTAGTAACTTTTAAATATACAAAAGACAGTTCGGATCCTGACCAAAAATTTATTATTCCAAGTCCTAATGCTGACACGATTACATTAAAAGTAACAATACAAAATTCTTCAAGTGATAGTACACAAAATGTCTATACACTTGCAACAGGTTTTACAAATTTAACAGACGCTTCAAAAGTTTATTTCTTACAAGAAAATGAAGAAGGTAAATTCGAAGTTTATTTTGGTGACGGTATTTTAGGAAAATCATTATCAGACGGCAACATTGTTATATTAGAATATATTGTAACAAATAAAACTGAAGCTAACGGCGCAAGTTCATTTGCTTTGTCTGGCGACATAGATGGTTTTTCAAATGTTACAATTGCAACCACATCAAATGCAGCTAATGGTTCAGAGGCACAAACAAAAGAATCAATTAGATATAATGCACCTTTACAATACACAGCACAAGACAGAGCTGTAACTTCTAAAGATTATGAAACAATTGTTAAATCGGTTTATCCAAATGCACAATCAGTAAGTGCTTGGGGTGGTGAAGATGATGAAACACCACAATATGGTGTGGTTAAAATTGCAATCAAACCTATTTCAGGTTCGGTACTAACTACATCTACAAAAGAAACAATTAAATTGCAATTAAGAAAATACAATGTGGTATCAGTAAGACCAGAAATTGTGGATCCAGAAACTACATCTATTTTATTAACTTCAAATGTTAAGTATAATGAACAAACAACAGCTAAAACATCTGATACTTTAAAAGCAAATATAATTTCTACACTATCTAATTATAATACAAATACATTAAATCAATTTGATGGTGTATTCAGATATTCAAAAATTATTGGTTTAATTGATAATACAGATACAAGTATTGTTTCAAATATTACAACATTAAAAATTAGAAAAGAATTTACTCCTACAATTGGCGTTTCAACAAGATATGATGTTTACTATAGAAACTCATTATATAATCCTCATTCAGGCCATAACGCAAACGCTGGTGGTATTTTAACATCAACAGGTTTTAAAATTGATGGCGATACATCTACTATTTTCTTTTTAGATGATGATGGTCAAGGAAATGTTAGACGATATAGTTTATCAGGTTCGACAAGAGTTTATGCTAATAGTACACAAGGTACGATTAACTATGCAACCGGTCAAGTTACAATTAACTCATTAAATGTATCAGTTGTAGAAAATATTAGAGGCGCAGCTTCTAGTGTAATTGAATTAACAGTAACACCTAGTTCGAATGATGTTGTTCCTGTTAGAGACCAAATTTTAAACATAGATACGGCTAACTCAACAATAGCAGTTGAAGCAGACACATTTGTTGGTGGTTCTGCTGACGCAGGTGTAGGTTATACGACAACAAGTAGTTATTAAGGATTAGTAAATGGCAAAATTTACTGACAAAATATCCAATCTAATAAACAGTCAGGTACCAGAATTTGTATTATCTGACCACCCTAAATTTGTTGAATTTTTAAAAGCATATTATACATTTTTAGAATCAGCAGAAATTTCAGTTACAAGTGTACAATCAACAGATGGTTTACAATTAGAATCAGAAATCAATACTGATACAAGTACACTTCTTTTAGACGCTTCTCGTTTAGACTCTGATAGAACACAGCTTGATAGTGGTGACAAAGTTATATTAGAAAGTTCTACTTACGGTAAGTTTACTAGAGGAGAAACTATAACAGGTCAAACCTCAAAAGCAACATCCGTTATTCTAAAGGAAGATTTAGTAAATGGCAAGCTTTATATTTCAGCACAAAATAAATTTATTGAAGGTGAATTATTAGTAGGTGCTAATTCAAATGCACAAGCCGTTTTAGGTGATTACAAATCAAATCCTGTTAATACAATACAAGAGTTATTACAATTTAGGGATCCTGATAAAGTTGTTTCTAACTTTTTAACTAAATTTAGAAATGAATTTTTAAATACTATTCCAGAAAATTTAGACGCAGGCCTCGACAAAAGAAATTTAATTAAAAATATTAAATCTGTTTACAGAGCTAAAGGTACTAGTAGAGGGCATGAAATATTTTTTAGAATGTTATTTGGTCTTACTTCAGAAACAATTTATCCTAGGGAAAACATGTTGCGTGTATCTGATGGTAAATGGACAACAAATAAAGTATTAAGAACAATACAAAGTATTAATCTAACTGGCGATACTTCTTTATTAATTGGTCGTTCAATAACAGGTCAAACTTCAGGTGCAACAGCACTTGTTGAAGCAGTATCTAAATTTCAAATTGGTGCAAATGAAGTAACAGAGTTTACTTTAAATGAAGATACTATTGTAGGTACTTTTGTAACAGGTGAAGAAATAAGAGGAACAGAATCAGACACAGCTTCAACATTTATTAAAGCACAGACAACAGGTATTCCAGGAACAGTTACAATTTCAAATGACGGTATCTACAGTAATGAAAATGATACTGTTACAGTTACAGGTGGCGGTACAGGTTCTTTAATTACAGTTGAGGGTGTTGGTAATGGTGGTATAACTGATTTTATTATTGATAATGGTGGTAATAGTTATCAAATAGGCGACAGTATAGTATTTAATAATGCAAATACAAGTGGCGGTGGTGCAACAGCAGCCGTATCAATTGTAAACGGCGGACTTCAGGTTGAGAATAGTACCGAAGACCATATTATATTAGAAGACGCTACAGTAATTGGCGACCCTTATACAGGAAATAAAGTTGTACAAGAGAGTGGAACCGGCAATGGTGAAATTACAGATATTAGAATTATTAATCCTGGTTCAAACTATGTAAAAACTCCTATTTTAACTGTAAGTTCATCTACTGGTGAAAATGCTTCTGTGTTTGCTCATGGTGATGAAATAGGAAAAGTTTTAAGTTTAAAAATTGTTGAGCCTGGTGCTGAATATAATCAGTCGCCATCTCCACCAACTTTATCTATTCCTGGTTATATGATACTAAAAGATATTTCAGGTTCTTTTGTTGCAGACTTGACAGCTACTTCGGTTGACTCTTCGAGTTATACTATTACAGCAACAACAGGTGTGTTTGATTCAACAAGACAGATTTTAAAATTTACTTCAGCTTCTGGTATTTTTCAAGCAGGTAGAGTAATAACTTTAAGTAATGGCGCTACTGCTACAATTGCAAAAGTTGACCAACCTACAGCTACAGTAAATGTTGTTGCAATTGCTGACACGGCAGGTACCTATGTAAATGAAGACGGACATTTATCAGATGACGCAATGAGAATACAAGATAGTTTATACTATCAGGACTTTTCTTATGTTATCAAAGTTGGTCGAGTTATTAATGACTGGAGAGATTCATTTAAAAAGACTATGCACACAGCAGGTTTTTACTTTACAGGACAAGTTAACATTGAAAGTAGAATTAGTGCTCAGATTTCACAACCAGTAGAAGGTATCATATCAGGCATTGAAGAAAGTCCAATCTTCGGAGTTATCGGTCAACTGTTCTCTACTATATTTGGTAGAAGATTAGGAACAACAGATGATGGCACCACTCAAAGAGCTAATCCAGAATTAGGTGTGGATCCAGATTTTGATGACAGTACAATCGAACATTTTCCACAAAATACTAGAGATGTAACTTTGAGAAGACACATGACTGTTTTATTAAGTCAAAGAAGTACATTGTATAATATCACATTAGACGGTGATGATTATTTGAGAGGATATGCTTGGACAGGAATGAGTATGGGAAGTACAAAAATGTCTTCACAACCGTTTAGTGCAAATAATATGTTTAGTGGCACACATACAAATACTCAAACAACAGCTATTGCTGGCAGTATAAATGGTATTAATAGATATATTTCTCCTATGACATTTGTTAACTGGGGTACACATACATTATATGGATTAGGAGATAGTACAAATAGTCGTAAAAATGGTACCGGTGTATCGTTTTCTGATTATGCAGTAGATAATTTAAAAACATATCTTGGTTATCCTACAGAAATCAAGGTATCAGCACCAGCAACAGACTTTTCATTAACAAGTATAACTTTTGACCAAACAGATAAAACATTTGATGTAATTTAATGATAAAACTTGTATAAATATTAGGGAAAATTAGAGAGTAAAATGGCAAAACAAACAATTAACATTGGTTCTACAGCGGATGACGGTACAGGTACTACTATCCGTGCTGGTGGTGATTTAATCAATGATAACTTTACTGAATTATATGACAAATTAGGTGTTACTGGCACATTATATAGTTTAACTTTTCCAAATGCCACGGATACTGTTGTAGGCCGTGCCACAACTGATACTCTTACAAATAAAACATTAGACGGTAGTAATAATACCTTTTCTAATATTCCAGGTTCTGCCTTAACAAACGCAACTTTCACATTAGTTGATGAGAGTTCAACTGAAGCTACAATCTCACTTGGTGAGAGAATGGGTATAACTGGTGGTACAAACTTAACAACTGCCATTTCAGGTGATAATATAAATGTTACTCTTAATACAACAATAACAGGTTTAACAAGTGTACAAACAGAAACACTTACAAATGCTTCTGGTAATTTATTAATTGATAGTACAACATATATTACAGAATTTAGAGGTGGTGGTAGTACAGACGGACAAATACAATTAAATTGTAGTTCTAACTCTCATGGCCAAAAAATTGTGGCACAACCTCATAGTGAGGCGGTAACAAATGAAATGTTGTTACCAAAAGGTGCTAACTCAACATTAGTTTCAGAGATTGCAACGCAAACTCTAACAAATAAAACAATAGGTGTAGGCCAAGTAACAGGTAATACAAGAGCATATACTGGTGACGGTTCTACTGTAGCATTTACAGTTACAGATGGAATGACTGTACAAAATACCTTGGTATTTTTAAATGGTGTTTTCCAAAGACCAACAACAGATTTTACAATATCGGGAACAACGCTGACATTTGGTACGGCACCAATAGCTGCG